AATAAATGAACCATTTTCTCCGTCTTCGGAGACCTCAATCCAAACCTCACGGTCGGGATACTTTTCATGAATTGTGTCATACAAATCGTCTGACATCATTTCACAACTTTTAAAATCTAGTTGCAGGATGTCTTTATTATAAAGACCCTCCAACCAGCGTTTAAACTGAATAAACTCAATATCTCTATCGTTATGCACTACGCTGATCCATACTTTAAAATGAAAAATATGTCTATGGGCATTTCCAAGGAAACTCACATCCATTTCACCTGCTGTACACAGATTAGGATCTGTTGCGGCTGCTGGATATTTGTGAATACCTTCTTTACGAAAGGTAACCCAAATCATTTTGTTAGGTCTAATGTCTTGTTTAATAATCATTTCTTTTCTTCTTGTGGTACTAAGTGTTTAAAAAGTTCCCATAGTTTCCAATCAATACCTTCTAGTAATTGATTTTGTCTAGTGATAGCATCTACTAGTTGTTGTGCTTGTGTTTCGTTCATTTTACGATCTCATCGTTTTTGTATTGTGACCAGTCTGTAAATTTACTACGATCCATCAGTGTGTGTAGACTATGAGACCACACGCCGGGATTAGTTGCCTTGAAATCTTTATCATCTATTTTAAGCATTGTATTATAATTCCAAAGTTTTACATAAGGAATTGGCACTCTTATCTGCGGAATGAAATTGTTATACTCACAATAGCCGCTTTCGTGAAATTCTTCAACTTGATTAATAGGAATATCAAGGCTGCACAGGTATTCTTTTTCTAAAAAGAAAAGGATCATATTTTCCCATGCTTTGTGCTCTTCGTATGATTGTGGATTAAAACTATGATTGGCACCAAAAAAGATATGCTCACAACCTTGTAAGTTTAATGCAATATCTTCAACCGGTTGTACGCCATTAACAAATAATGTCTTTAAACCGTATGCGGGTGTGTGTTCAATTTCAACACCTGTGAAGAAGATAATATTATCTGCCTGACCGTTTGTATAATCACGCTTCATTTTTATTTTGCTCGTATTGTTTAAAAAGTCTAGTCACAGGTTCCATACGTTCTTGAAAATGATCTGGCGCACTGTGTGCAGCCATCTGCATATCCCAATCGCTAGGATAATGCCGTAGCAGGTCTCGTGCGGTTTGTCTAACAAGTTTAGGAACTCGTGGAGTGTGATTGCTATTACAAAGATCCAGTAAGAATCTTCTAGTTTGCACTACAGCACGATATCTTTCGTCAGGTAATGTCATTCAAATAAACTATCAAAAGTTGTAACAATGGGTTCTTCAATTTTAGCTACTCGTAAATCAGAAAAATCTACAGTAGGAATACCAAATTCTTCAGCTTTAGTGTGTGCATTGACAGTCTTCTTGCCAGTAGCACCACGTGTGCCGATAATAGTCATCCAAAACTTGCTGTAATGTTCAACAATGGCATTAGCATCATCTCTGTTATCACAAGCAAATATTGCTTCTACTATGTCCTTATAATACACTCTATCAAAGCGTTCGTCAACTAACATGGACGGCAATTTGCCCAAATCATATTGGCGATTAGCTTCCTGTACTGCGTTTAAGTGCATCCAAACATTATGACCCATCATTAGTGCATAGCTAAATGAATCCCACGATGTTTTACCTTCTTTGCCATTCTTATTTAGATCACCTGTTGCATAGATACAAATATCTTTCATTTCGAGTTGATCAATAATGGGACTGGTTTCAAACTTCTCAAAGATACCATCTTGTAGCACTGCGTCTTTGAACAAGCGTGAGTCAGTAGCATACTTCTTGTCATCCGCACTCGCCTGCATACGATAAACCCATTTAGTACGATCTTCAGTTTCCGTATTAATATAAATCTGTCCATTAGCAGTTGCTAAGAACGGACTAGCACAGTCAAAGCTGATAGTAAAGTCTGGATTATGATATTTGCGTACAGCACGTTGTATGTCTGTTAGTAGTACAGCCCACTCTAACTTGCTAGTGCCCAAGAAGTGCATCCAGTCATGTTGACCCTGTTCTAATAATCCATCAAAGCGCAGAGCCACTAGGCGTTTGAGCACAAGGTGAATATCACACATGTTTTGTCCACCCATACCCCAACCATTAAATGCCTTATTACCGTAGACTTTAGTATCGCAAAAGTCCTTAACCTGTTGATACCAATCATCTGCTTGTTCGTGTGTTTCACCTTGTAAAACATTTAAGAACTTGCAGTTGCCATTACGATGCTTGATAAAGTATTCGTTATTAAACCGTGTAGCATTAACTGCCTGCTGATATGACTCAATACCAGTTGCCTTACGTCCTGCGGGACTGCGTTCAACCCAAGCTGGAATATCAAGTACCATGCCATAGTCCATTAGCGTGTCCATCCAAGTTAATACTTGTTCACGCTTCTTTTGTGCGGCATCTAAACGGGCTTGATAAAGTTTAGGATGATCAATCTTAGTGTACTTAGGATTACCATTTTTGTCTGTCTTAGGATGGCCAGTAGGATGTACTTGTGGTACAAGCTCAACACCTAATGCAAGAACTTCTGCCCATTTGGCAGCAACTTCTGGTCCTGTAGGATCACGCCACTCGCCTTCCCATACACCTTTACCAATCTGGAATCCACCTGAGTCACCTAAGACCCAGCTAGTGCTACGGTCTCTATTACGGAACATGTCTTCAGTTTCATCTGGCTTGGTAAGATCTAAGTTAGCATGTCCTGCAGAGTATAGGCAATGATCAAAGTAGAACGCACCCTTATCTGGATTTAGATAGTTGAGACTTTCTACACCATTGGCTAAACTTGGTGGTATACGTGCAGGATCTACGTAGTTTCCATAGCGTTGTTTGCCTATGAACGTTGAGTAGAAACCTGACGTAGCTGGCAAGAAGTATGCATAATCGCTTTGCTGGGCAGTCAGGTTTTTATTCATTATTTGCTCTGTGCTGGTAAAATGTAGTTGTATTCAGCAAGACCTGAATCAACTGTGATTTGCATAGCACCTGCATCTGCAATACGCATGGTCTTGTCACCATCAAGTGCAAGAATTGCCATTACTTGGTTAACAGGCCACGACCATGTCTGCTTTAACTTGCCATCTACATTAGCATGGAACACAAATGATCCTGCGTGTGTACTTGCGTCACCAAAGAAGAACACTAGATTGCCACCTTCTGTTTTAACTTGAAAGGTTGTTTCTTCTGTGTGTGCCGCCGCTTGTAAACGCAAACGTTGGATGCTGGCTACTGCTGGCTCAAATTCAATATCCCAACTTGCGCCTTTAAATTTAACTGACTTTAGTTTTTCATTAATAATCTCACTATTCATGAAACGATAATCATTTCTAAAATCCTTAGCGGCATTTTCAAAATGCAGGCTAGTTGGAATTTCTACACCATTACGTTGTGAACGCACTACCTCAATGTTAGCACCTTCTTTGTATTCTGGATTCTTTAAGTGTAGTGCTAACTTGTCTAGGTTAGGCATACCAAACACGCCATCAAACTCATCAACTGCTTTGTGTGTTTTTGCAGTAACAATAACACTACGGTCTTCAGCCATAGATTCAATCACTGTGTCTTTATCGCCTGTAATTTTAACTAGTGGCAAAAAGCCTAAGCTGTGTGTATGTCCTACGAGGTCTTTTAAAATATCTTGCATAATAGTTCCTTTGTTGTATAGTATATAGGTTTTTGTCTTAGAAGTCAAATAATTTATTGAAAGTATTTGTCTGTTCGGTTGATCTGATATCCCAGTTTAGCACACCAATCAGGTTTTCTAACTTGTTATCAATAATCGTCTGTTCCATTTCTTCGTGATTAAATGGCAAATCCTTAAACCACTGGGGCAGTCTAAGCTCATCTACTGGATAGGCCACGCTAGTAAACCCCAGTGGATTATCTTTGAGCTTACAAACGATTACCTTAGCACCGTCAGTTACACTCATTGAATACTTGTCGTCCATCATACGCTTTAGAGTATTCCAGTTAAGACTTGCACGAACATGTCCGGGCATGTTAGTCTTACCTGCTTTCTCTTCCTTGCCGCGATATGCTGAAATATTGTTGGCACGTTTAGGGCTACCTTTTTCCCAACCTGGACGTATTTTAAAGTTAGTTCTAAACTCAGTAATAAAGTCCAGAACTTCTTGTTCAGTAGTACCAGTTAAGACTTTCTCCAGCACATCACTTAAGAAGTTCTGGATAAATTCTGGCGTATCACTACGTTTCAGATCCAAGCCCATGGCCTTGATCTTACCTGGCTTGCCTTCAATGTCTGTACGTTTTCCTTCTTTATCATAGTAAAGAACAGCATAACGTTTCTTAGTAATAAACAGGCCTTTAATAGCAACTAGTTCACGGCCTGCTTTAATAACCTCACCACGAGTTTTTGGACAGTGAAATGCATCCAACATAAACTGTGGGAATGTTTTGTTGACTTCCTCACCAATCTGATCGTAAAGTTGCACTACACTCTCTTTACTCCAGGCAATCTGTTTAGTATCAATCTCTTTCTTAAGAGTCTTATATGCACTAAAGTAACAACTGTCAGTATCACCATAGATAATAGATTTACCAGTGTGACTGTTTTCGCCTGTGATAATCTCGTTAACCTTACCTGCCATATGACGAGCAATAGCACGACCTGTTAGTGTAGTGCTTTGTCCAATACGCTTATCAAAAAAGCGACAACCAGGGTTAAGAATGGCACCGTACAAACTATTAAGGTTAATCTTTTTAACGAGCTGTCGTTTGTCCCAGTATTCTTCTTCAATCTTATTACCTGCTTTAATTGTTTCTTTAAGTTTGGCCTGCATCTCTTTACGTTCTGCATACCAACGCTTTAACAATCCAGGAATAATACCTTCTGTTTCGTATGAGAAGAGTGTGCCGTTAGCACTGAGTATAAAAGGTTGGTTACTGTCAAAGATTAGTTTGTACACTTCGGCAGCACTTAATATATCAACACTACCATCTTGCCAGTCAATGGTAATCTCTGTGCCAACTTCTTGATTCATTACAGCAGTGTATTCAATACTGCCAAACATACCTTCCCATGCACTTGCAAACGATTTGCCTTTGGCCACAAGATTATCAATATACTCTTGAGTCATTGTTTGACGCAACTGTCCAACAATAGTTTCCGGACCCATGTTCAATGCACGAATGGCTGACGGATACAAGGAGTTAATGTCCAGTGATCCAATCCAGTCATGAATACCTTCTTTGGGATAGGCAACATACGCACCAGCGGCTGAGTTATCTGCTTCTTCATCACGCACTGGGCGATTAGGAACTTGGAAACCACGCTTGTGAGCTTCGTTAATAATGGCCTGCTCAGTTACAGCAACCGCACCCATTGTGGTCTGTAGCAACACAGTACACTCATGTGCTAGTGTGTTAGACAAGTCTAAGAACTTTAGCTTCTTATCAAGTTTATCCAACAAGGCAGTATCTTGTCTGTTATAGATAACAAACTTACGGAAGTCATTGTTATACAACTGATCTAATGTGCCTTCATATACAGTCTTTGTCTCGCCTACTTCCATTTCTCCAATGGCATCTAGTCGATATGTGTGGCGTTCTTCATATGTGTACTTGCGATACAGTTCAAGACTGTCTAAGTGTACACGACCAACCAAGTCATAAGTAATAGCCTTTTTTCCATATTTTTCGTATTCACGTTTTTTAGGATATTGATCCCACAAGCATAATCTGCGTGTGTCGTCTTTGCTCAACACTTTAGTAATTCGATTAACAGTGTACGGCATATCAAAGCCCTCACTGTTCCAACCACTTAGTACATCTGCATCTTGGATTAAGTTTAAGAAAGTATCTAATAGGTCTGCTTCGTTGTCAAAGATGTGGGTATTAGGCAAATCTTTAACAAGTTCTTCTGCTTCAGCTACACTCATCTTCTTAGGAGGGATAGCTAAACAGACCAGGGTGTCTATCCATTGCAGGTGAACGGCAATCGCAGTAATTGGCATGAACGCATCTTCTGGACTTGCATAGCCACGTTCTGGATCAAAGTCCACTTCAATATCCCAAAAAGCTACGTTGAGCTTTGGAGTTTCTGCGTTTAGGTAGTTTTCACTAAGTGTTGAAAAGATTGGATTAATATCTGCTTCATACAACTTTTTGTTATTATGAATAGATAGTTCTTTACGGAAGTCTTTTGAGTTTCTACAAACAACCCTGCTTAACGGTTCTCCATATATACTTTGGAATTTACCTTTAGGGTCTGTGTGATAAAACGTGTAGCGTACTGGAAACTCTTTGAATACTCGTTTCCCCTCTGTACTACGTTCTACAATTTTTACGATATCAGCGTCACGCTGAAAGAATGCGTCTACATACAAATTAATTTCTCCTATGCAATTTACGGCTTGCAAATACCAACATACGGATTATGGCCCGCCTACCCTTCTATTACATATTTATAAGTCTAACGTAGCCTATTAGATCAATAGTGACTAATAGTAAGTAGTTAGCAACCATGCCTGTACTTTTACGTGTCCAAGCAGCCCACCCAAATATTGCACACTGTGTAATAAAGATTGGATAGAGATAAAAGAACAATGGATCAGTGGCCGCTGCCGCCAATGTAAGCGAACAGCCAAGACTCATCAACCATGCTGTGATTTCTAAAGTAAAACGAGTAGGCCATTCATTATAATCATTTTTGGCCCAACGATATATACCTCTGATAAAATCCATTACTCTGGTAACCTATTGGTTACGCCCAAAATCATTTCAATATCATTCCACGCTTGTTCGTGTTCTTTCCAATTGTCTTTATGTGCAATTACAATTGCCTTGTTAATAATACTTGGTTTGACTTCCAATTCTTCAGCTACAGCCTTAACCGTTTCTTTGAGTCCTTCTTTTAAATCTTCAATTTCACGTAAAACGGTACTGCCCTCGTTGATTAAACGTTCTAATTTGGCTTTTTCTTCTGGCCCATACATGCGTGTACTCATTGACAATCCTTTAAATTTATTGTATAATAATAACATACTTAGCTACACAGAGCAACACATATGAAAAAATCTTTGTTAATTAGTTTGTTAATTTGTTCAAACGCTTCTGCCCAATGGTTCAATCCTGATGCCGCGTTTAGTACAAAAGACAATGCACATGAGACTATGCTTATATCATGGAAAACTGTTGATAACGTGCAAAAGGTTTGCCAGGATGAGTATAAAAGTCGCGGCCATGGTGCATTTAACTATAAAGTAGATGCTTGTGCATTTTGGAACTTTGCCACTAGAACATGTACTATCTATACAAAGAAGAATCCAACAATACATGATGTTGGACACGAAATTCGACATTGTTATCAAGGTAACTATCATTAAAAAAGCGCCCCTGGGGCGCTTTTTATTTGAGTTGATTTAATTTATTTCCACCCTGGCTCTTTTTCGCTACCTGCGTCTGCATTAGCGGCTTGCTGGCCAATTGTACGT